TTGATGAGGTGACTACCCATTGAGAGCAGAGAAGTGACTCATGGCAAAGCATCAGAATGTCCCTACCGTTGTCCAGGCAGAGCAATTTGATGATTTCGTAAAGCACTGGCAGGAGATGCTCGGCCTGCAGCGATGGCGCATTGAGCGCGGCCGGAAGCAGGCTAAAGACGCAATGGCATCTGTCGAGTTCAACGACGATGCGAAGCTGGCGACATACCGGCTTGGGAATTTCGGTGCAACGCCGATCAACGAAGAATCACTTTCCCAGACGGCACTCCATGAAGTGCTCCATGTTTTCCTACACGAGTTGATCGCCACTGCACAAGACCGTGGCGCAGAACCGAGCCTGGATGCTGTAGAGCACTCGGTCATCAATGTTCTTGAGTCGATCCTGTATGGAGTTGTGAATGGGTTACCCAAGCAAGAAAAGGGATGACCAGTTCATCTCCGCATGGCACAAATACGGTGGGTCTCCCATCCGTTTGGCAAAGGCTCTAGCGGTCACCACAAGGGCGATTTACGCCCGTAGAAACGACATTGAGCAGCGCCGTGGAATCATGCTTGTGGCTAGTAGCGAAAGGGCCCTAAAACACCACGGAGAGCTGTCCAAGATGGTGATGTCCTCCCGGCGGGATGTGAACCGCTTGGAGATTTCTGAGGGGATGATTCTTGTCGGGTCGGATGCCCACTACACCCCTGGCGTGATCCCGATTGCTCATAAGGCCCTGTGCAATCTTATCGTTGACATGGGATCTGAGGTGAAGGCTGTCATTCTCAATGGGGACATCCTTGACGGGGGTTCAATCAGTAGCCACCCGAGAGTCCGCTGGAAGAAGCCTCCCACTGTGAAGGAAGAGCTTGATGCGGTGATTGCTAGGACCACAGACATCGAACAGGCGATCCGTCCTGGGACTCGGTTGATGAGGACCTATGGAAACCACTGTGCCCGCTTCGAGTCCAGGCTGTCAGCCCAGGTCCCGGAGTACGAGGGCATCGGCGGGTTTCTGCTCAAGGATCACCTGCCGCACTGGATGGACTCTGACCGCATCGATGTGAACGATGACATGGTCATCATCCACGACTGGCACAGCGGCATCCATTCTGGGTGGAACGATGTCTTGAAGGGCGGCTGTCATACAGTGACGGGTCACACTCATGAGCTAGGCACGAAAGCACACAAAGGCTTCAAGGGGCTGCACTATGGCATCAAGACGGGGATGCTGGCAGATGACGACCAGGGGGAGTTTGACTACCGGCTGGGCAAGCCGGGCCTGAACTGGCAGTCAGGGTTTGCGGTTCTAACCTGGAGGAACGGGGTTCTGTTGCATCCTGAGTTCTGCGCGGTCAGAGACAATGGGAAAGCCTACTTTCGGGGGAAGTTGTATGCCGAATAGATACGCGATTGAGTTTGCACCTAATTGTTTTGATGACTTTGAAGGGACCCAGGAGGAGCTAGAGCAGTTCGTTCTTCAGATCATGACGATGGCTGATACGGGTGAGTTGTTTACCGAGTCCGTGCCGGTGTCTGAGGAAGAGGCACACAAGATATTTGAGCGCATTAAAAAGAGATTGACCAATTGAGCGCCCGGCTCAATGCTTTGCTCTAGGAACCCCCTCAACGCTCCACATCTGCCTTACAAGCCTTAATGCTCTTGTTCTCATTTGATACCCCACCTAGCTTCAAGCTCTCGAATGAGAGACACAACATCCATCGCCCAAGCCGTTTTGCCGGTCATGTATTTTGTGTGGCGTTGAGCGATTTCGAGGATCTCTTTTTCTTCTAGTTTTCTTGTTTTTGTCGGCTCTGGAATGATCTCCTCGGCTGCGGCCCACACGATCCGAGACCGCCCAGAGGCGCCGTTCCTCCTGAGTCCTGAGTCGAAGATGAATCCTTTCCTCCGCAGAGGAGCGATTCTTGGTGTGATTGATTGAAGGGGTGTTGCCAACTGAATGGCGACCTCTTCACTTGTTGATGGGCTGAGTGCGATGACTGAGAAGACCTCGCCTTCAAGCCTGGTGACATCGAATTTCGATGCCTCCTTTGAAGTGTCTGGGTCGTCTTTCCTGTGTGCGCCTTGCATCTGGCCCCCTAGAAGTCAATGTCGCGGTTTTTTCGGGCCTCTTCACGCGGCGGGTTCATGTAGGCCCATCCGTCCCAGCCTTGGTCTTTGAGTGGGATTGAGTCCAGCTTCAGCATAGGGCCGTTCTTTGTGTCAATGACCGATCCGATCCGCATGTACCGCTTCTTCTCATCTCCGTCTTTGTTGGTGTAAGTCCCAACAACAGCGCTGATCTCATAAAGTATCTTGCTCATAGTGCTTCCAGTTTTTTCACTTTCTCATCGACTTCAGCCAGGAACTTCACGATCTCGGCTTCCATCTCTCCAATCTCATCTCGCTCCACGCGAATGATGAGCAGCTGGAGTCTCTCGGGCATCCTCGGGTCGAAACACACGAAGTCGCACCATTTCTTGTCCGTGCAGCGCATCTGAAGTTGCATCTGCTTCAGATACTTATCAGGGATCTTTCGACTCAGCTGCATCTCAATCATCGTTGCAGTCTCAGGGCACTTGATCTCGACAAGCCCATCCCCCACGATCCCGTCGGGGCTGGCTCCGCACATCTCAATGGTAGGGTGAGGGATGAACCCCACCTCCTCTACCAGATTCCCGGTATGGGCCTCATACGCGGCTCTGGCAGCCGGTTCCTGTTCTACACCCCACTCCATCGCAGCATTGGAATAGGTCTTGGCGGGTTGGCCGGTCATTCTTTCCACAACGAGCTGGGCTTGGTAGTTCTCGCGGTCTGCTGAGTAACCAGTCTTGGTTTTAGCCATGACCTTATACACAGAAGAAGCGGTGACCTTCCCGGCTCGTTGGGCAAACCATTCGGGAGAGCGCTGTTCCATCACTTGCTTACTTTATTGATCCACTTCGCCCAGGCGCGCGCCTCATCTTCATTTTTGGTGCGAAACCCGCCAGGAAGAACCCACCCCTCGGCAAAGCGTTGACCGCTACCGACTTGGGTTTCAAGGCCCCACAAGATTCGACCATTGCCGACCTGGATGTTGCGGAAATCCATGAACATTTTGAAACCATCGCGCTCTTCTTGCTTCATTTTGCCGCTCCTTTCAGACTTTGTTGATGCTTCGTCCAGAACCGAGACTTGGCTGCTGATGCAGGAATCGCTTTGAAGGCCGCTTCCAGGCTTGCCATGCCAGCAAATGCTGCGTTGCGTAGGGAATCAAGGTGCTGATCCTCGAAAGCCTTGTCCTCGGCGTTTGTGCCTCGAACAGCGTGGTTGCCATCATCGTCTTCAGGGGCGATCCCGCAAGCCGCCATGAGGCTGTATCGACGGGCGTATGTCAGGGCTGACCCATACCCTTGCGGGTCATGTTTGGCCGCGGGGACATGGAGTTTCCCAGATGAGAGGGTTTCTCCGCTCTCGTGGATGAAGACAGTCTCCACGATCACTCCGTCTGAGCATTCGGAGTTCTGCTGCATGAGCATGATCCCGTTCGCGTTCAGAGCGTCCACCACCGCCTCAACGCAAGCGGCCAGGTCGGCATACCGACTCTTGAAGTGCGGGTTAGAGGAAGTCTTCAGAGCGGGGCCAAATTCTTTCTGAGCCTTGACCAGGGCTGTAGCGATGTGTTTCATAGGAAAAAGAAGAAGAAGGTTGCACCAGCAAGTCCCAACCCAACAGCGGTCAGAACATCCATTGCCGCAGCGCGGCGGGCTTCGATTGCCTCTTCTCGAGGCCGATAGGTGTATCTCATGGTCCCTCCACGATTGCCCAATGGTCAACTGGCTCCGGGGCGCCGGTGAACGCATCCCGGAACGCCTCCCCGTCCCATTCCCCGAAGAAAATTTCTCCCCTGTACGAGAGGAGAAGTGGCACCCCTTCTGGAGGCTCGCTCCCGGCGAGTTTGACCCAAGTGATGTCTGTCATGCTTCCCACTCCTCAGAAGGCGGGAAGGCATCGTCGTAGGCCCACAGCTTGCCTTCAGGACCGCACTTCCCGTGTAGGGCGCGTACCGTGGTGCAGAACATGGGAGTGGTGGACCCCGTTACGAAGTCAATCTTCTGGGTGTCGGGGTGGCCGCACCGAGAGAAGAAAGAGTGTTCTCTCTCCGAGTGGATGAAGTGCTGGCAGCGATTGCAAGGAAGGATCTTCATGGCGACTCCATAGACCGCGACATAGCGGCATGGAGAGAACTATAAGCGATCTTATGATGGTGTGAACTAGGACTTTCCCTAAGTTGTCTTGCCGTAACATCACTTACACTTCGGCTTGAAAGGAAAGCTATGGACAAGAAAGAACTCATCAAGAAGGCCGGTGGCGTGACCGCTCTAGCGCGGCTGCTCAACATCAAGCCCCCCGCGGTCTACCAGTGGAAGGCGGTCCCGCAGCTGCGGCTTCTTCAGTTGAAAGTGCTGCGTCCCGAATGGTTTGAGGTGAAAGAATGAAAAAACTTGCGATTGCTTGCTCTCTGTTGTTGGGTGCTAACGCTCATGCGGCCTGCAGCACTCACACATACATCGTCAATGGAAAAGTCGTGACTTGCACGACCTGCTGCTACGGTCAAGAGCCGTACAGGACTTGCACGACCACTTGCAACTGATGTAAAGTGTTGCGAAACCCGGCTAGGGAGGAAGTCATGAGCCTCCCGAAAAGCGAACTCCTCCCGCCTGCCGTTGGTTTCCTATAGGGGGATGTTGGAGTTGAGATGCATTACTACCAGCACCACATTGGTGACTTCATCAAGGCCACATCGCGCCTTTCTGATGCCCAGGCAATGGCCTATCTCAGGCTGCTCTGGATGTACTACGACAGCGAAAAGCCGCTGCAAGACAACCCAAAGGTTCTAGCTTTTCAGCTTGGGATCGGCCAGGAAGAAGTCGAGCTACTTCTTTACAGCTTCTTCACACTAAAAGAAGACGGCTGGCATCAAACAAGATGTGACCAAGAGATCGCTGAATACCGAGCGTTTTTGGAGAAGAAGTCCAACGCCGGTAGAGCATCTGCTGAACGCAGGAAGAACAGCAGTGCAGCAGGTGTTGAACAAGTGTTGAACGATTGTTCAACTGATGTTCAACTAACCACTAACCAACAACCACTAACCACTAACCATAAACCAAAGGTTAAGCGCGGAACGCGCTTTGACCACCAGGCTTCGCTTAGTGCTGAGTGGTTCGCTTTCTGCAAAGATGAGCGTCCAGACCTCAACGCCAAAGAGGTGTTCGCATCTTTCAAGGACTACTGGATCGCCCAGCCTGGACAGAAGGGCGTGAAGTTGGACTGGGATGCAACTTGGAGGAACTGGGTTAGAAGCCAGAAGGTCAAGCCTGGTGCGCAGCTAACCGTCCCAAGTCGTCCTGAGCGAGATCCCGCGTTAGTCAAGTTGGATCAAGAT